TCACACGTGAGTAGTAGACGCATTGTCCAGACCTCGCATGGTAGACGCCCCATCCTCTCGGATGAGACGCCACGTAGTAGTCGTCGCCCCACATCATTTCCACGTGCCTGACTTGGGTTCGTATGGGATGAAGACACACTCGCCGTTCTTCCACGTGCCATCTGGGTAGTAGATGACCTCGCCACATCCACTGAACCACTCGATTATCACGAGCATGAACAGTGCGTAGACGAGCATGAAAACTGTCACGTATGCGATAGCTTTGCCGAAACTACGAAGTAGTCGACCTAGTCGCTTACGTCTTAGGCGTGTGTTAGTTATCGACGTTCGTGGAAGTAACTCGACGAAGTCGTTGTGTCGTTGTTTTCGCATGGTATCCTCCGTATGCGTTGATGAAAAAAAAGACCAAAAAAAAACCCCACACCCGTGAGGGTGTGAGGTTTTTGATTCGCTTACTTGCGTAATTGCACAAGTGCGTTCAGAAAGCTTGCAAAAGCTTTCTCGTCCATGCCGTTCACTTGCGAAGCAAGGTCGGACAGTGGGTTCGGCTGTGAAGCCTTCGGCTTTGCCTTGGCTTTCGCTTTCGGCTTTGCCGTCGTCTTCGGCTTGGCTGGGGTTGCTTTAGCAACCTTCGCCCACGCAACCCTTGCCTCGTCGCCAGTCGCAGCGTATGCGTTGATGCGAGCAGTGTCGTTGCCCTTTAGGGCTTTGAGCAAGTTGCCCCAACGCTTACGCTTGGAAGACTTCGTCTTCGCTTCCACGTAAGCCACGAGTTCAGCTTTCACCTTCTGCGACTTTGTCGTGGAAAACTGCTTCGCAACTTCGGTAGCTGATGGGTTTGTGTTTGCATGTGTCATGTGAGTTCTCCTCGTGCGTTGGTTGAGAGCCTCGTGTGTTACGCACAGAACACGTCGAGGTTGAACCGAGAAAATCGGCTCACCATAAAAGTTCCTTCGGAACCGCACGTGAGGGACGACTCGCCGTCTCGTTCCGTCTAAACTGCTGAAATGATTACACATGCGTTAATTTCAGGCATTGTTCAGAGCCTACCGAGGCTAAAATTGAAAATTTTAGCACGCACACGTAGAAAAAACCCCTACATAGGGAGTCAAAAACCCTTGTTTACAAGGGTTTACATGCGTTATGTGACTGATTTGTGCCTGAAACACGTGCAAGACGAGGCTAGGGGGAGGGGGGTATCCCGCCCGCCACTCGCATTGTGCTATTGTCACCTCCCCTACCCAACAAATAATCGGAGCAAAAATTGAAAACGTCTGAAAAAAGAAGTACAAAGAAGTGCGAACGGTGCGAAAAGGACTTTTATGTAAAGCCTAGCCACATGGATAGGGCTAAATACTGTTCCTGGGAGTGCCGAACAGCCAAAGGAAGCGTAAAAGATATGAAAACAGTCATGGCTACAGTGGAAAACAAGCCATTAACGCCCCAGCAATCGGCGCAAATACGTAGTAATATAGCGCAATATGTAAAAGACCAGATTGTAATAGCCAATGAAGTGGTGATGCACGGCAAAGAATGGACGCCAACACAGGCAAGAGTCTTTGGCATGCTACTAAATAAAGTAGTTCCAGACCTAAACGCTGCATATCACAAGCACGAACACGAGATTAAGAACTTAACCGAGATGTCTCGTGCAGAATTGGAGCAGATTGCTTCTGGGGCCAAACAAATTGAAGGAGAATACGTAGAAGATGTTAATTAAAAACCAAAGAAAGGACGCAATTCAGTCCAGAATAACGCTAGAACAGTTTGCTTCAGCAATGAAACAGGCTAATTTGCAGAACGTTCCGCCAGAAAAACGTAAAGCAGCGGTCATTGACCACCTATTTACTGTAATGGCAGACACAGTTGTGGACTCTGGGCTCAAATACGAAATAAAGTCCAGCCAACTATTAAGGAAACGCCTTGGCTAAACCAACGCAACAGGAAGTTGCGAGATATTTACTGCGATTACGTGACGCTAGCGAATCATTCCGTGGCTTCGTAAAGCTTATGCAGCCTAATTGGAAACTCGCCAGCTTCCAAGAAGAACTGATAGACGTATTAGACAATTTAGAAAAAGGTGAGCTAGGTGCTGACAACCTTCTCATCACAATGCCACCACGTCACGCCAAATCAACCTTCGGCACAATATTCTTTCCGTCATATTTCATGGCTCGTAACCCGTCTCGTTACGTTATGTCTTGTTCCTACAACTCACAGCTCGCTACAGACTTCGGCAGACAGATACGTGGGGTGGTAGAAGACAAAGCAATACCCCAAGCCTTTCCTGACTTCAAACTATCACAAGACAGTAGAGCAGCAGACGTGTGGCGTACCGAAGATAACGGTGCATACTTTGCTGTAGGTATTGGGGGTACGACCTCTGGTCGTCCCGCCAATCTTCTCATAGTGGATGACCCAGTAAAATCTCGTGAGGATGCCGAGTCTATGACTCAGCGCAACAAGACATGGAACTATTACACATCAGCACTAGCTACACGTCTTCAGCCAGAACAGAACGGCACGAGACCAAAGCAAATAGTAATTCTAACACGCTGGCATCCTGATGACCTAGCTGGACGACTACAACAAACAGAGGACTGGGAAGAGGGAAGATGGAAGCACGTTAACTTCCAAGCAATTAAAACAGTCCGTAGTGGCAAAATAAGCCGTCGTGAGCTACCAGAAACAGATTCTAGGTACATCGAGCCAGGGGAACTAACTAAACTCGCTCCTGGCAAGCGTACAGTCGATATTCACGAAGAGGCATCTTTGTGGCCTGAACGCTTCACACTCGAAGACCTCAAGCGACGTGAACGTCTCAATCCTAGAGAGTTCGCATCTCTATACCAGCAGCGCCCATACATCGAGGGCGGTAACATCATCAAAACAGAATGGTGGCAAAAGTATCCCAAAGACCTATCGCCAGAAAGTTTTATGACGCTAGTAATCGGTGTCGACACAGCTTTCAAGAAAACAGAAACAGCTGACTACAGTGTAGCCGTTGTAGCTGGCATGGATAAAAACGGCGACATATACATAGTAGACATCATACGAGGCAAGTACGATTTCCCAGAACTAAAGCAAATGCTAGTCCGTCTAAACACAAAGTGGCGAGGCAAGGGACTCCGAGCCATGTACATAGAAGACAAAGCTTCTGGTCAATCCATACTGCAAGAACTAAAACGTGAAAGCGGTATGTCTGTAATTCCTTACAAGGTAGTCCACGACAAGGTAGCCAGAGTCAACGCTATACTGCCTTTGATAGAAGGGGGACGAATTTTTATTCCAGAACAGGCAGAATGGTTAGATTCATTCATAGACGAAACAGTAACATTCCCTGGAGGAAACCATGATGACCAAGTTGATGCTATGACAATAGCTGTTGATGTTCTGTCAAGAACATCCATTTCGCCCGATGCTTGGAGCTTACATACAGATGCTTCACAGTCATTGAACAACGCTAACCTAAAAGCTCTTGGAGACTCCCTGACCAGAAAAGTTGATAAAAAAGCACACGAATGGAAAGGTTGGGGTCTTTAAGGACGACCAAGTTAATAACAGAAAGTATAGTTTAGATTATGAGTGTAGGTGGCCCAAAAAGTAGAACGACAATAAAATCTGGTTCTGGATACAGAAACGCTGAGTATGTATCAGGCCCGAATGAAGGTGTGGTTGTTGACCTTTCTGAATTTGCAGAAGACTTAGTCAACTATCAGGACATATCTCACCGATTGTCAGACGAGCAAGAAAGACGAATCGTAGACTACGTAAAGTCTATGGTCGATATGTCTTACTTTAAAATTAGAAAAAGGTACGACCATTGGACGGAAGCAGACCGAGCCCATGATGTTTACGTACCACCAGACGCTACAGATTTCAGAGAAAAAGCTGTAATCGCCGATACCAGAGCTATCGCCGATACGGTTCTCACATACTTGATGGCAGCACTTTCAGGCAGAAACCCGATGTTTCAGCTTGAAGGCCTTAACAGAAAGTCCAGACAATCATCTATGATTCTGGAAAGAGTATTGCATCAACAGATGCGAAGAACGGCTGGTGAAGCACGTCTCGCCCAACTTCTCCTTGATAGCATACGCTACGGATTCGCTCCTACGAAAATAGTTTGGGACTCTGGGACAAATCAAAATCGTATGATTAACTTTGACCCAAGGCGCTGCTTCCCAGACCCACGAGTAAACTGGGGTGACTGGGACAACATGCAGTACATAGTCTTTTCGGACTACGTCAGTTTCAACTCACTTTTATACAGTGGAATGTATCCGAAGCTAAAGATGTTCCCAGCCCTACGTCACAAGATTTCACCACCACGAAACGCTTGGAACGCACACCAGTTTCATAGGGAAGAAGGCAGAGGCTTATCAATAGACCCGTCTGCACCAAACCAAAGAGAAAGATTTGACCACGCATACTTCACACTTGGCGACGCACGAGTGGTAGACGAAGCGTGGGTACGTCTATCTGGTCACGAAATCAACATACCTACAATCGACCAGATATTCTTAGTCATCACGATACTAGACGAGAACGTAGTCATCCGATTCCAGCTCAACCCATACGGCAGACAGATGCCAGCTGTTATCGGTGGTCTATATCAAGACTCGCACAAGACGTATGGTCAATCACTCTACGACCTTATCTTGCCGATGCACGATATAGCTACATACCTGATGCGTTCACGTATCGACAACATTAGTGCAGCACTCAACAATCTCATATTCGTTGACCCAACACAGGTAAGTGTACCTGACCTAATTGACAGGAATCCTTGGGGTGTTGTCAGAACATTGCCAGGGACAAAGCCTGGGGATGGTGTATTTATTGCACAGGTTCCAGACGTAACCCGTGGTCACTTCAACGACATTGCTGCTATGGCAGAACTCAAGCAAAGAGTATCGGCAGCATCAGACGCACAACAAGGTATGCCAACATCAGACGGCATCCGAACGGCAACAGAAATACAGCGTCTAACACAACTGGGCTCACAACGTCTTGGTGTGCTAGCACGTGTAATGTCTGCCACCACCATCCGACCTATGGTACGGATGATGGTTGCTAACATACAAGACAGTCTGTCTATGGAAGGTTCAGTTAAGGTAGACGAAAGAGAAATGCCAAATCAGCTAGCATCTATGGTAGATGACGGCTATCTCGACTTTGATGTGCAGAAAGATTTACAAGGCGATATTGATTACCTTGTGATTGATGGCACACTACCACTCGAACCAACACGTAATGCTGAAACATGGATGAACATGTTACAGATTATGGCGCAGACAGGTTTGAACATGGAATACAACGCTGGTCAGATTGCTGAAGAAGCCATTAGAGCTATGGGCATTACAGATATGGACAGGTTCCGTATCTCAAAAGAACAGATGGCACAAGACGGCCCAAGCCCATCTCAGCAAATGCAGCTTATGGAAAAGATGCGAGGTGCATCAGTACAACCGAATGAGAACGTCCAGCAAGAAGTTCAGAAGGGCAACCTCATTCCATTAAGAGAGAGGCAAGGACAATGAGCAAGGTAGAAGCACTCAAAGCCTCCATTGAAGACAAGAAGATAGTTGACTTGGTGGAGGAGAATGACAGGCTCTTGGGATTAGAGCTTGCGGAAATGAATAAGACAAGAACGTCTGAATACAAGTCAATCAAAGACAAGATGACAGCTATGGAAGAAACTATAGCAAAATTAGAAACAAAAATTGCAGCATTAGAAGGAGCTGGTCAGGACGACAAGTATAAGATTACTAAAGTAAAACTAATACAGTTGATGAAAGATTTGGGGTATTACAACTAATGGCACAAACTCAACCAACAGGCGAACAGATACGATTCCGTTCCTCTAAGACAGGGGAACACATTTTAGATACGTACATGGAGAATACCGAGAAGGGTACACGTAGCCTTCCCGATATGATTGACGACCTGTTTGATAATTCAGGTGTATTTCGTTCCAGTAATTTTGAGTTTAGATTCGACCCAGCCACAGACAAGATACAAGTTCGTATAGGCCAGTTTGCTAACGCATCTACTGGTTATGTAGATATTACAACATTCTTTAACATCACAGGCACATTTAGCACATCAACAACATATCAAAACTTTGATGTGGTCACTGACAGTGTAAAGGACGTGTACATCGTACACGGACTAACTTCAGGACAAACTTTTTCTAGCGAATCAAATTTTACATCTAGCAGCAACACGACAAAGCTAGTCGATGTTTCCGAAGCACGAGCCTATGCCATAAAAACAGACGGAGCCATTACAGGAACCGAGTACAGTGCAAAAGCCTGGGCTATCGGAGGCACAGGTGTAACGGGCGCAGCTAACGGCGGTAACGCAAAAGACTGGGCAATAAAAACAGACGGCACAGCAAACAACGCAGAGTTCTCCTCGAAGGCCTACGCTCTTGGCGGAACTGGTGTAGACACCACCACTGGTTCTGCCAAGGACTGGGCTATCAAAACAAGTGGCACAGTCGGAAACACAGGAGAAAACTCAGCTAAGTATTGGGCGACATCTACAAATGTGGTCACTGTTGCGACGGGAATCGCAAACATTAATACCGTTGCCACAAACATTGCGAGTGTTAATACAGCAGCATCAGACATAGCCAACATCAACACCGTTGCTGGAATAAACGCAAACGTAACGACAGTGGCTGGGATACAAGCCAACGTTACAACAGTAGCTGGTATATCTGCGAATGTAACCACAGTTGCTGGAATCTCGTCTGACGTCACAGGCGTAGCTGGCATTTCGTCTGCGGTAACTGCCGTAAACTCAAACTCTACGAACATTAATGCCGTCAACGCAAACTCAACTAACATTAACAGTGTTGCTGGTATAAATTCTAACGTCACTACTGTTGCTAACAGCATAGCGAACGTAAACACTGTTGCTGGTATATTTTCAGGCACACAGACGTTTGTTGTTACAGTTGTAAACTCTGGCGGTAACAAGTTTGCAATAGATGGAGTAACTAATCCTACACTTACGCTAGTTCGTGGATTCACATACACATTCGACGTAAGTGACAACACTAACAGTGGACACCCACTAGCATTTAAGAACGGCTCTACATCTTACACAACAGGTGTAACTGTAAATGGAACTGCTGGTCAGGCTGGTGCAACAGTTGTATTTGCTGTACCAAACAACGCTCCAGCTTCAGGTCTTCTTTACTATTGTACTGTCCACGGCAATGCTATGGGCAACAGTATTGCAACACAAAACAATGACATTGCTACAGTCGCATCAATATCCTCAGACGTAACTGCTGTTTCAAACATCAACGCAAATGTCACAACTGTTGCTGGAATAGCATCAAATGTAACATCCGTAGCAACCAACAATACAAACGTAACAACGGTTGCGGGTTCAATCGCTAATGTAAATACAACTGCGGGCTCAATCGCAAACGTCAACACAGTCGCTGGTTCAATAGCCAATGTGAATACAGTTGCAGCAAACGTCACAGACGTAAACTCATTTGCTAACACTTACGCTATTGGGGGCTCTGCTCCATCAAGCCCGACCACAGGCGACCTTTGGTACGACACATCTTCAACGCAAATGAAGGTATATAACGGTTCTGCGTTTGTATTATTTATTCAAGGCTACGACACCGACAATCTCCCAGAAGGTAGCACAAACCAATACTTTACAAATGCAAGAGCAGACGCTCGAATCACAAATGCTTTTAGCAACAATGTAACTCTTGGAGCCGAACTTCGAGGCCCAGCTACATTTGTTATCGACCCAGCAGCAGTGGGTGACAACACAGGCTTGGTGCAAATCAAGGGAAGTTTGCAAGTAGATGGTACGACAACCACAGTAAATTCTGCTACTTTGGATGTGACTGATAAGAACATCACTGTCGCCAAGGGTTCTGCAAATGCAGCAGCCTCTAACGGAGCTGGGATTACAGTCGAGATTGGAAGCGGTACAGACGCAACATTAACATACGCAAATACGGATGATACGTGGAACGTAAACAAGAATTTAAAAATAAACGCAGCTTTAGCAGCGACACAAGACGACGCTGTTGCACTAAGCATTGCGCTTGGGTGATAGGAGAACTAGATGGCAAATACATTTAAAAATGCGACAGCACAAAAAGTAGATACAACTTTTGTTACAGTATATGACGCTAACGCAGCAAACCTAACAGCAACGGTTGTTCTAGGTGTGGCACTTTGCAATAGAACAACAGGAACAATTAAAGTCAGCTGTGTACTCCGAGTTGGGGGTACAGATGGAAGCTCAGACGCAAATCACCGACTAATACTAAACGACGTACAAATTTTATCAGGAGCCACACTCGAAGTCATGGGTGGTCAGAAATACATACTGCAAGCAAACGACGACCTACAATTCAAGTCAGACACTGCCGACAGCCTCGATGTTGTTATGGGCGTAATGGAGATTACTAGCTAATGCCATACTTAGGACAGAAACCAAAGGATACATTTACAGCTTCTGCTTCTCAGACAATTACAGGTACGGGCGCTACGTCTTACAGCCTCAACCAAACAGTAACTTCTCCTGAAGACATAGAAGTTTTTATTAATAACGTTCAGCAGCAGCCAACTGTTGCTTACACAGTATCAGGTCAAACAATTACTTTTGACGAAGCATTGCTGTCCACAGATTCATGCTACGTTGTTTTTCGTGGAGCAAGAACAGAATCACGAACACATCCAGCAGCGTCAAACCTTCAGGCAGCAACTATTAATGCAACCACAGTCGGTATTGCCACCCCAAACCCTCAATTTCCTCTTCAGGTTGGTGGCAATGTAGACATCATACAAGCCAAAGGCACTGCTGGTAACGCATTTGTTAGATTTACCGACAGTGATTCAAGTTCCGATTTTAGTATAGGCGCTGATGATGGTAGCGGTGCTGGAAACGGCGCTTTTGTTTTATACGATAGAGTTCAGTCAGCTTATAGAATGGTGGTAAATACAAATGGTAGGGTGGGAATAAATACAACAACCCCACAAATATCACCGCTTACAGTACACACTGATGACGGAAACCAAGGCATAATGATTACACGCCATGACCCAGGTAGCAACCCGTCTACTACAAATACATTAGGTGGTATTGGTTGGAGTGGAGTAAATGACGGTACAAATAGTTTAGCAGCAGCGGAAGCAAAAATCGTTGCAACAGCAGCCGAAGACCACTCTGGTTCAACAGCTGGAACAGACCTTGATTTTTACACAAAAGAAAGAGGCACAGGCCCAGGAAATGCTCCAGACCTTAATCTAAGGTTAAGACATAGCGGTAAGCTAATTCAATATAATCGAATAGGTGCTGCAACAACGGAAAATACTGTAGATGATGGAAATGTTCGAAGGGAAGTTCATTTTACTGGTGCTGGCACAGGCTCTAGCAGTCAAGC